CCGACCAGCTCCTGCGCGAGCGCTCCTATTCGATTGATGTCAGCGCCGGCCCAACGAACGTCCATCCGCACGTTGCGGCCATTGGTCCAACCCAAGCCGGCAAGCGCTTGCGTGAACGCAGAGACGTAAGCCTTCCCCTCAGGATCGTTTTCGTCAAACGCCATGAGCACGCCGATGCGCCGTACGCGGTCGCCCTGCTGCGCGCCGGCCGCCAGCGGCCACGCCGCCGCGCCGCCGAGCGCAGCGATGAATTCGCGCCGAACTGTTTGAAATAAATGATTTCAAACACTTGCGCTGTCAAAACGGCGCAAATCCACGCATTGAACCGCAAAGGCTTTTCGCCGGATTGTCAAATCCGTCCCGGTCACTGTCGACATTGAAAAAAGCGGCGGCGCCAAAGGCGCGGTGTGAAACAGACCCTCTTCCCCAGACGTCGAGAATCCCGGGACCGGAGGAAACCTCATGACCATTACGAGCGACGCGATTGGTAACCTTATTGACGAGGCGACGCGCGGGATCGATGTGCTCGACGACGGCGACGCTGCGGTGACCGCCGATGCAATCATCGACAGCGTAATTGACACGCTGAACGACCATACCGCGCTGCCGAAATTGCCGCGCTCTCAATGGGAATTGCTACTCGCGAACGCGCGCAACCACATCGCCAGCGACTTGGCCGATCTCATCGAAGGCAAGGCCGACTTCCACAAAATGGTCGACGCGATCAGCGGCGCGCTTGACGATAGTGACAGCGTATTCATCCGGAACCCGAGAGGAAACGAATGACCATCTCACTCGCAAACATCCATAAAGCGACCGCGACATTGCCGCCGCGGATCGTCATCCATGGCAAAGAAGGCGTCGGCAAGACGACCTTTGCCGCGAAGGCTCCGAACCCGATCTTCTTGCAGTGCGAAGACGGCTGCCCGGCTGGCCTTGAGATCGAAACCTTCGGCACGCTCGCGAGCTACGACAACGTCGTCAATGCCATTTCCGCTCTCGGGCGCGAGAAGCACGACTACCGCACGGTCGTACTCGATAGCATCGACGCGATCGAGCCGTTGGTGTGGAACTCCACCTGCGCTTCTCGCGGCTGGAATTCGATCGAAAGCGTTGCCTACGGCAGGGGTTACGTTGAGGCCGACAAGCAGTGGCAGGACCTGCTCGCCGGCTTCGACTGGCTGCGACGCACGCGTAACATGATGACCTTGCTGCTCGCGCATAGCGCGGTCGAGACTGTCAATGATCCGCGCGCGCCGAGCTACACATCCTATCAATTGCGAATTCACAAGCGCGCTCGCGGCCTTGTCCAGGACTGGGCCGATGCGATTGGGTTTCTTGGTGCTGATCTCGTCATCCTGTCCGAAGATCAAGGCTTTAGGAAGCGCACCCGCGCCGACGGCGGTTTGACCCGGTGCCTGCATTGGGAAGGGAAGCCCGCCTTCACCGCAAAGAATAGGTACGGCTTGCCGGCAAAAATGCCGGTACCGAAGGACTTCGACTTCAAGCAGCTTGCGCCGTTTCTCCCCGCCTGCCGCAGCGGAAACGGCGCCGGACAACCCCGCGGCACGGAACTCACCATGGCTCAAGAAACTGCCGCACTACCTGTAACCTCATAGGAGATAAAACGATGGAAAGCACAACTGTACTGCCTGAAGCCTTCAACCCTGAGGAGCAGGAAGGCAGCAACTTCGATGTATTGCCGAAAGGCGAATATGTCGCTCAGATCATCGACGCTTCGGTCTCGCAGCCGAAATCCGGCAACGGCTACGGGATCAACTTCACATGGCAAATCACCGAAGGCGAATACGAAAACCGCTACGCCTGGCAGCGGATCACGTTCCAACATTCTAGCAACCAGGCGCAGCAGATCGGCCGGAAGCAATTCAAAGACCTGTGCGTTGCCACCGGCATCAATGAGCAGGTTACCGGCGTTGAGGTGTTCAAATTCATCCCTTGTCGGATCCGGCTCGGAATCGAGAAGGACAGAGACGGCGTGTACCCTGACAAGAATAAGGTGGCGCGCGTGCTGCCGCTCGCGTCGGCGGAGCCGCAGCCGGCCAGGCCGGTGGCGTCCAAGCCGGTCACGTCGGGTCCGGAAACGGAACCGGTGAAGGCTGCTGCGAAAGCCCCAAACGCCCCGAAGGCCAACAGCGGTGCGCCGTGGCGCGAGTCGCCGAAATCGACGGCCGAGGATCTGCAAGACGAAATCCAATAACGAAGTGCGCTAGCGCTTCCCCGACGGCGGCGCAGCGAAAGCTGCGCCGCTCGCCAAGCAAACCAACCAAACACACCCAAACTAACCAAACACACCCTAACCAACCAAACGCGAGCAAGCAAATGATCTTGATCAACGGCAAATGGGTGTGTCGTGAACTTACGACCTTATCAACTCGCCGCACTCGCGGCATTGGAAGATCATTGGCGTGCCAGGGGTGGCGCTGCTTTGCTCGACATGGCGACTGCCACTGGCAAATCGCTGGTTATTGCCGAAGCGGTCCACCGCCGGCACGCCGCCAATCCTAACCTGCGCTCACTCATTGCGGTCCATGTCCGTGAGCTCGTCGAGCAGGATGTGGACGCGCTGCTCACGGTCTGGCCGGACGTACAGCACGGTATATGTTGCGAAGGTCTCGGCCGCCGCGATCACGCCGCTCCTATCGTTATCGGCACCATCCAGTCACTGGCGCGCGACGCCGACAGGCTTGGCCACCGCGATCTTGTGTTCGTTGACGAAGTCCAGCTGGTTCCGCGCAGCGGCGACGGCCAGTACCTGAGCCTTTTTGACGTCCTTCGATCTCGCGCGCCCGACCTGCATCTCATCGGCGCGAGCGCGACCTGCTATCGGCTCGACAGCGGCTATCTGCACAAGGGCGAAGGTGCGTTATTCGAGAAGATCGTCTTCTCGTACCAGATCGCGGAAGGGGTTAAGGACGGCTATCTGTCCCCGCTCCGTTCCAAGGCGACAAATACGCGCATCGATGTGCGTGGTGTCCATATCCGCGGCGGCGAATTCATCCCGAGCGAGCTGGAGCGTGCCGCCAACGTAGCCGACGTGGTCGGGGGCGCGGTCGCCGAAATTATCGCCTGGGGCAAAGACCGCCGTGCGTGGATCTGCTTCTGCACCGGCGTTGCGCATGCCTTGGCTGTCCGCGACGAAATACGCAAGCACGGCGTCCGCTGCGACACGGTAACAGCGGAGACGCCAGGTGACGAGCGGCGCGCGATCTTTGACACGTTTCGCAGCAGCACAATCCGCTGCCTGACTGGCGTCAACATCTTTTCGGTCGGTTTCAACGTCCCGCAGGTCGACTTGATCGCACTCCTGCGACCCACGTGCTCGCCGGGCCTACTCGTCCAGCAGGTCGGCCGCGGCACCCGGCTCGCGCCGGGTAAGGCGGACTGTCTGATCTTGGACTTCGCCGGCAATATTCGCCGGCACGGGCCAATCGATGACATTCAGGTTAATGGCAGGACAGCGGCTTCCCCCGGCGATGTCCTGACGAAGACCTGTCCGCAATGTCAGGAAGAAAATGCCCTAGCGGCGCGGACGTGCACATGCTGTGGCCACATCTTCGCCAGCGAGCGGGTCGCCCGTCACGACGCCGTTGCCGATAACGTGCCGCTGCTCTCAGCGGCGGTGTGGCTTCAGGTCCGCCAATCCGAATTCCGGCTGCACCGCAAGCGGGGCCATCCCAGCGCGCCGCCAACGCTACGTGTCGAGCATTTGTCCGGCTTCTCGGTCTATTCCGAGTACGTCAGCTTCGAGAGCGCCAATTCCTACGCGCGCAGTTCGCTCGCAACTGGTGGATTGCAATGGGCGGCGGCGCGCCGGTCCCAGCAAGCGTCACCCAGGCGATCGACCGCCAGCATGAGCTGGATCATGTGACCGAGATCCAGGTCAGCCGCGACGGTCAGTATTGGCGGATCAACCGCCGGCACGTTCGCCGGCCGGACGGCAGCATCTTTGACGTCGATCACAAATACCGATGCAGCCGGGTCGCCGCATGAGCCGCGTCATCAAAACATACGCGAGCAAGGATCCGGCTGTGTGCGCGGTGTGCCGGCGCCGCGCGGTCGCGCTGGGCTACGCGCCCAAGCGGCTTCCGATGATTTGGCTTTGTGACGACGGCGGCTGTCATGCCGCGGCGAGAAAGGTCTACGCCATGCCGGACACCATGCT